CCACAACTTTCACGAAAGGATCCAGAGAAAAAAGATTTCCTCTGATTCGTCTCGAGCCCGCAAAAGCGCAGCATAGAAATCACATCCTCTGAGTACTCTGTCGGGAGGATGATGTCGTCGCCAAAAACGAAAACATCAACACCGACGCGGTTTATGCCAGTAATGGCACTAATGAGACCAAGAAAAATTAAGGTCTCAAGCTCAAAGGTGAAACCATTTCCCATGGAAGAAAACTTCTCTAGCAAATTCCAGTGACCCTGAAAAAGAGTCTTCTTGGAACGTAAGCTATCGAGGATTTCGAACCACTTATGGGGCAGCAGAAGTTTTACGAGATTTCTGCAAATGGTGTCGCTAGCGTTTTTAAGGTCTAGGGTAGCAAGATGGCCTCTGCGTGAGGCCTCACAGGCTAAACGCCTATGAGTGTCTTGTCCCTCGTCAAGGTCGACACCCTGACGGCTAAGTCGATTCCGTATCACCTTGCCATAAGCAAGCTGATAAAAGACGTTGATACTAGGTTCCACGGCGATGCCGCGGAACTTAGTAGCGTCTTTAGGGACGGTCATAAACCGATTCCCAGGAACCGAAATAGGCACCTTCCCGATGTCGACGCAGGCAGAAGCCCACATCGTGCCACTCCAAGGAAATAGGAATGGCCAAGCATCAGGCGTAAAAGCTGGTTCATTTGAAATCTTGTCAGGGACCGTAGTCATCTGACCCCTATCGCCATAAGTCGCGCCAGGACCAAATCTGCCTGTAACCAGGTCTGGACAAGGTCCAAGCATCCGAGCAATATTTTTCCGTGCACGATCAAAAAAGTCGTGCACGCCACCTTGACAAAGAGGGCTTTTAAAGTCCTCAATGAAGGGGTAGAGCCGGATATTTGCGCGCAGACAGCTTTCCTCACAAAGTCGAAAATTACTCTCAGCAACGGCCTTACGGTCGAAGCTGGTGGGGAGGGGCTCATACTTCTTCAAAAAAGAAGAGGCTTGGGCATCTCTCCAGTAGTCATCGGCAAGGAGGTAGTCGTCTGGGTCAACTTCCAAAGTGGCAAGTTGATCCCACTCGCCCGCTTTAAGCAGCAAAGCCGCAGAAAGTGAGCGGGGGGTGGCGATGCCTTCGAATAACTCGAGGGCAACTTGCTTCACAAATTGTGAGAGCATAGTTCGTCTCCATGACAGGCCTTAGGAGGCCTAGAACCGAGTTCAGGTCGGCGCGAAGCCGCTCTGGACGGAACCGACGGACATCGAGCTGTTGATCAGGTGAGCCACCTGAGAAGCAAACTCGTTGATGTCGGCAGCGACCACGTTTTGCGGAACGGCGAAACTCGCCGTCAGCGTCATCGTGGAACGCACCTCGGTTTGACCGGTGTTCGAGTTCGTGTAGACGCTCGGATAGGAAGCCGAGACGTCGACACGACGCACGTTGCCAGCCTGGTTGGACCGGGCGACGATCGAGAACGAGGGCTTCTGGCCCAAGGTCCCGGTCGCCGTCTGGCTCTTCCAGAGGGCAGGCGAGCGATCGCCACCGGACGCGGAGACGAGGGACCAAACGATGTCGGTCGTCCCGTCATTCTTTTTGACAGTGATGTCAGCAGCCGTGGTCATGTAACCACACTCCTCAACGTCACTAAGCGTGACGCATGGTTTGCACTAACAGCGAAATTGCTGTAGCGCCCCGCGAAGCGCTTACCGCCTTTGGGACGGAAAACGTAAACACGGGGGAGGAAATACCGCCACCACGACCCTGAACGTATCTTTCAGTCTGGACATCCCTCTGATAATCAAGAGGGCCAGTGCCGAAGTATACGAACTGGGAGAGGTTGCGAGTACTTACCACCTTAACACGTGTAGAGGTGTACGCTGTCGTCAGTTGATAACCCCAAAAGTCGCTCATAGCCGAAAGGCATTGACCGACATTGGCGAACCAGTCAACGACAAAAGAAAATGGTACAGCTTCCCACGCGACAGACAGGGGATTTACAAACCCCATCTGATTCGCAATCGCCAAGTTTGGGTTCTCTACAGCAACAACGCCACCCATCCGAACACCGCCGCTCCAGCTATCGCTGGAGTAACGTTTTTCGAGAAGGGTGCCATTGAAGCCGAGAGAGCTTGACGATGTATTGCCCTGGAAAGAGGCGCCGCTTTTGATCTTATGCGTGGTAGTGGCAGATTTGCCCTTACCTTGCAGAATATCGATAGAAGCGCCAATATCCTGGACCAAAGGCTCCCAGCCAAAGTGATATTCGAGCCAACGATCAGCAGCTTGCTTAGCACGCTTTTTGACCTTGTTCTCGAAGCTCCCTGAGACTGATATGCCAAGGGCTTTTGCAATACCCCCAAAATCACCCCTGCGTGCGGCGTGATAGCTTTGAGCTATCGCGGTAGCGTGCGACATGATCTGTTTCATAGAATCACCCGCCTCAAGAACGTTATTAGCGTTCTGAGCCGAGTTTTTCATAGCGTCAACAAACTTTTGATAAGCCTTGTTGTTCGCACGAGACAGATCGCCACTGGCTAGGTCCGCTATACCAGGCGGAACTTCGACAGAGGCATCATGCGGGTGTGTCGGATAATAGATAGGATTATGGTGAGAATCCTCACCGTCCCGGTACCGACCGTCAAAGGCAAGGATCTTATCCACATTGAACGAATAGTCGAGGGCGTTAGGGTAATGACCCTGCGTCTTCTTCTGAACATTCCAATATGAATAACGCTCCATTGACTTATAACCGTCGGACTGGGTATATCTATAAGCCGATTTGGAGTAACTCATGACCACCTCAAGAGGTGGAAAAACGTTTGCGAAACGATCATGAGGCGCGACGCAGGCTCACCAGAGACTGAATCGCTCAACCAGTTTGCAAGATCCTTAAGGATCTCAATCAGAAGACCCAAAAGGAGTAGAACTTCTTTCGTGTCCATGATTGACAGCGTAACGCTGGTAGCAAAGAAGAGTTGAGGTATAATCTACGACAAACGGAGCTAAACCGCCTGAGAGCCTAAAGCACGGCTCGTAGATAGAAGGCCCCTTCCTCTACTGATTAGGTAGAGAGAGG